AGCTGGGTCTGGGGATAGGAGAAAGCTTGTATTAAAGTATGCAAATACACCAGTGGACAGAATTAAAGAGTGGATTGACTATGTTGATAATCACGGTTTTAAAGATGAATGGAAAGTTGTTGGGCTCTGTCCAAAAGAGAGAGAAGTGAATATTATTGCAAGACTCTTTGCAGTTTTCCCCCTAGAGGCTCGATGCATCTTTGTACATACTGAACAATTGCTTAGTGATCAAGTCTTACCATTATTCCCGGAAATCACTATGGCTGATGACCTCTTAACCAATTCCTCTAAACAAGAAGGTATCTATCAGTCATTATCCTCTAGATCTAGACAGAAGAACAAAGGGAAACACAATGTTGTAATCTCTATTGATTTTAAAAAGTGGAATTTAACCATGAGGTATGAAACGTGTGAAGAGATATTTAAAGCATTAGATGTACTGTTTGGCTACAAACAGTTGTTTAACCTAACCCATCAATTCTTCTCTTCATGTACAGTATACGGATGTTATTCAGGAAATACATATGAAATTGACTCAAAAAATGAGTTGGTTCCAAATTTGTCAGTATGGAAAAATCATTTGGGAGGATTTGAAGGAATTAGACAAAAAGGATGGACTCTAGTAACGGTATGTCTAATTAAATTAAGTGCTAGAGATACAGGGACATTAATTGAGTTAATTGGTCAAGGAGATAATCAAGTCATTAGATGTACTGTGTTTGGAGAATTAGTAAGAGGGGAAGAAACTGTAAATACAAGGAAAGAAATGAAAGACCAATTTGAAAAATTCAATCAGCATCTTCGTGAAACCATGTCAGGAGTGGGTCTCAAAATTAAAGAAGCTGAGACTTGGATTTCTGATGAGCTATTTATCTATGGCAAGAACATTGTCTATGAAGGAAAACCTATGGGATTAACTCAGAAAAAACTGTCCAGGGTCTCAGACATTTCAAACTCAGATTTTGTGACTTTAGAAACTGATATATCCACTATTTTCGCCAATGCCATGTCTGGTGCTCAAGCAGATCATAGCCCTATCATACCATTCTTTATGGCATCCATGTGGACTATTTTTGCAATTTCCAATCATATGAAGTATTCTGTCTCATGTGGATTTCCTCTACCCTATCAATTTAATTCCAGTCCACGTTATGCAGAATGGACTCTCATAGGTCCAAATAAAGAGCTCATTAAGTATAAAACAGACTTTGAGTCATTTAAGAACAAGACATCAAAAATAACTAGCCGAGTTGCATTATATCTTTACAAATTAATGTGCCCGAAAGTTCTGGGAGGCAATTCAATACAGCTGTACGGCACGTTTTTCTCTAGGGGGTTTCCAGATCCTGTTTCTGAGAATCTTTCTCAATTATCGAAAATCTACAAATTCACCAAAGACCCACATATAAGAGACATTCTCACTGCTATTGCTAATCCCCCTCTTCTGAGTTCTGTCAATGCCAATATGTTACTTCAAGACATCAAGGCTGTTAACATTGCTAAGCCGTCAGAAGGAATGGGACTAATTTACAATCAGGTAGTTAAGACAATGACTGAGCATCATCTTGTCAAAAACCCCAGCTTCAAAAAGTTTATATCATTGGCAGACAGAAACGAAGAATTAGCTAATAAATTAATAAAGATAAGACCATTTCATGGCCCTCTCATGGCTGACATATTCAAGATGTCAATTCAATATTATTCAAGGAAAGTAGTATCTAAATTTAGCAAAACTTCTAGTGTGTTAGACAAAACTGCATCTTATGTTGGAGATTCTATGAGAACTGCAGTAGCTAGATCTGAAGTGTTTTTGGCATGGTATGATCAGTATAGAATAGGTCAGTCAGGGAAATTGATTTCATTAGAAGATTGTTCAGTTAAGAATGCCCATACATTAAGGGATGTGGGCTGGCAGATGTCTGTTAAGGTTGTTACCACTCCACATAGCAGTGAGTATATGAAAGTTTCTTCTGGAAGAAACTGTGAGCATTGTCAAAATGGAAACAATAATTTTATGACCATAAAAGTTGCTGATGAATTAATTGAAGATCAAACAATTTATGAGAGGCAAATTGGTCCTAACCGATTATACTCTGGAGGAAAAACTTCAGAGAAAATAAAGCCAGTGTATGATTCTGTTGATGTCAAAATTGAACATTTAGTAAGCTATGCGTTGAAAATGTGTAGATGCATTGGATGGTTCATTAGGGAGCACTCTCCAGCAGCTCGAGCTATTGTAAGAGCAGTGCTAGCTCTCACTAATATACCTGCTCACTTGTACTTCAGTGATAAATATCAATCTACTGGATCAGAACCTCATAGATATCATTCAGAATCAATGGAGAGGCATAGTTATATATGTTCACTACCTTCAATCGGGACTTACCTAATGATTGACAACACTTCATTGTCAGAATTTGTTATGAGTTCTGAAAATAATACTTTTCATTTTCAACATTCTATGGTCTATGCCCAACAAGTCATTGCAAATCTGGTAGCTAACAAGAATCCAGTAGAGTCTTATTATCATGCTCATGTTTTTACTCAGTGCTGTATCGAGCCTTCTGATGAAGAAGAAGTGGATCAAGATGAAGCTTGGGAAGAGATCACATTCACAAAAGGCACTGAACCATATTGTTATCAAACTATAAACATGGAAAACTTAATTTTAGAATTGCCTGACTTGAGACTAGGAACTGAGCTTGCACCTGACCACATCCCTGCTGAAAAATTAATTACTCTGAGCATGAAGGTATTAGGGTATGATCTTATAAAAATGACTAGAGATATAAATATACAATATAACATTAATATACCAGTGGTCTGGAGTAAAGGAATCAGTTATAAAAAGCTCATTTTCAATTTTGCAGCCTATTTGATTATAGAGCAAGTGTTATTAATATTTACCAAATATGAAGGAAATTCTGTGTCTTGCTTCAGTGATATTATCAATCAGACTCAACTAAGAGTAGAAAACCTAGATTCTTCCCGATTTAAACCATTTTCATCTCTATATTTGAATAAAAGGATTCTAATGGAGACATCATTACATGGATTCAGTAGTTTTAAAGATTACCCTATTACATCTTATGCATGTGCAGCATTGACAAAAGAAAATATCCTTCTTGCCTTACAGATGCCGAACTTATGTTACACTTATATCAAGTCAATCGAAACACTGTACTCAGAAAACCCTATCAAGGGATTGGATAATTTATTGATAATATTAGCTAGAGACTATATCCAAGAGATCTATGAATATCCTGATGCTGTTTCTACAATCCCATCTTGGATACAATGGATCATTATCAATCAAACACATATTTTAAGAAACTCAGCTTTAGATCCATTTGCTTATGTCAGAGATAATGATCTCATCCTCTACTATCATTTACAACAACTAATTTCATCTTTCGAATGGACTATGATTTCTCCTGATTATCTACATAAATTGTTACCTACTGCCAGTATTCCTCCAGAGATAAACACTATATGTTCCATACCATTCCCCACAAGTGGAAAATCACTGCAAATTCGAGATAACACAATTTCAAAGAACTATCAATCAGACCAATACATTTCATTTCAAGAATCATCAGATGAACATATCAAAAATGATTATTCTCATTATATCTATAGGCCATTTAATACTCCTACATATGCCTGGGCAAAATATTCTTCAATACTATCCAACATCACAACCGCAGATTTTTCTCTCATTCTTAGCATTGGCACAGGATTAGGAGGTAATGTATGGGCTATGATGCATCATTTCAAATTCAGCAAGTTTATAATTAATTCAAAAATTTCATTAGCTGGTATTCAAGAACATTCTATTGTTAATCTCATACCATCCATGCTTCAACATTACCCTCTTCATTCTGAACGATTGAAATATGTCACAGAGTTTCTCCTAGGTTATTCTGATGCTTCAAAGCAACCTTTCATTGACTTAGTGAATTCAGTGGTGCAAGAACCTATAGACCTCATCAATATTGACATTGAAACCCATGGTAATCACTTAGATGAGATTATTAAAACTGTTATTAATCTACTGAATCTAGAGATGAGGTTCAGAAATAGACTACTGATAAAATGCTTCCCTCCATGTGCTAAGGATTTAGCAATTCTTATCAGCATTCTACAATCTGACTACAATGAAATAAAATTATTCAGGTCAATTTTCAATCCTATCAGTAGTACTGAGTGTTTCATTTATGCCGATGAAATTAGACCGTCCTCAGCTAAATTTAAATTATGTGATGGTTTTGTCAGTGGATTATCTTGTTCTCTCACACCCACATTCATCAATAAATACAACCAATTGTACAACATGGGAGATGTTCCTATTCAAACAGTTATTAAGTATCACGAAATCCTGACCTCTATCACACCCAACAAGAAATTATTTAAATGGTTGATGATGAACAAGCACCATTCAAAACATTATATCTTTGATCCAAGTACAGTCTGGGAAGGTTTTGCATTGAGTTGGAACATACTTGTAAAGAAAATTCGACCAAAATCAATGGGAATAATAGGCAAGACTCAATCTATTGATTTTGACCATGTTCATTGGAATGCTGTTGTAGAACTATTATCTCTATTTTTAGTCTTATCATCTTATGTGAAAGGTAATTATGAATACAGTAAGACTAACTTAGCAAATATGATCACAAGAATCGGAGTAAATATTAGAGGGTATGTGAATATTGATACTTATCCGGAAATATCTTTTAATATTAACAAATCAGGATATAATCCTTACACAAATAAGCCAAAGAATCTCAAGAATGTTTGGAGATTAATGGGACAATTTCTATATTATGAGTTTCCTTACAACCCGCTTTTGGTCAAAATTCAGGAGACAAATCAAGTAAGAATACTCCAATACGAGGCTCATACATTATATATGCCATTAAGTAGTAAGCCAAAGATAGAGCTAAGAAGTTCCCTTCAACCTATAACACCCTCTGTTACTTAGACAATTGGTTCACAGATTGCGGGTGTTTTATTTAATAAAAGATCAATGTACTTCACTATGAGAGTTTTAACTTCTATAATGAAGAGATTTTGAGATTTAGTAGGAAAGGAATGTTTAAGGTTTAAGAATTTGTACTGATAGGCGTATTGTCC